GAGTGTATTTTCATCAATATAAAATTCGTGAATTAGTTTATTGTTTAAAACTTGTGAACCTACACGCTCAACAATTGCATTTGCACCTGAAGTAACGCCAGTAAGTTTTCTTGTCTTTGCTACTTCAAAATTAAAACTAGTAAACCCAACTTTAATTTCAACACCATTTGCAGGTGCAGTATTAAAGTATAGTTTTTGTATTTCTCTACGAACAAAGTATCCGTTTGTTTGTAATACACCATTTAGATAAACAGAAATACCTGTTTCAGTTACAACAGGTAAATTAAATTCTTTTGTTGTTCCATTACCAGTATGTAAGATGAACGCTTCGTCATTTACTTTAACATACCTTTCAAGTAACCATTTACCATCTGAAGCACGAAGAACTTCTGACCTAGGATATGTAACTTGAACTTCATTACCAAACAGTAATCTGAAAAGAAGTTTGAATGAATTCTCTGAACCTTTTGAGAGGTAAAGAGGTAAAACATTTTTAATTAAAAGAGCTTTGTCTGCGGCAACATCTCTCGGTACAAGAGATGCATACATGTTAAAAAATGATTCTTCAAATTCTTCAATTGAATCATCAACATCCGATAAGTTACGGATTTCTTTTGCTCTTTTAGTTAAATCGTTAAGTTGTGTTCCTTGTTTTGTTTCAAGGTATTCATAATATGCTTCTAAGAATGTTATGAAAACAGGGTTCTCTTCCCGAATAAATTCAGGAACTTGACGATTAACAAGTAATGAGGTTTTGTAATCAGCCATTAAATTGCAACTAATTCAGTAGAGATTGATGTTGGGTCCGCTTCGTCAATAGTAATGATAGTATTTTTTGACGATGTGAGAATACCTTTTTGAGATTTAACAGTCAATCGAATTAAACCATTTGGTTCTTTAGATGAAATAACACGGAAGTCATTCAATACAATTACACCATTTGTATAATCAATTGTTCCGGCAGTAGCATTGATAATTTTCTTCTTTGCATTTTCATCATAATAATAAGTTCTGATTTTACCATATCGTGCATCTAATACCGCAATAGCAGTTGCACCATAACCACTGCCACCAGTAATAGTAATAATAGCACGGGTGTAATCAACACCACGATTTGAAATTGTAAGTAGATACTAATCTATCATTAACTGTTCCACGATTTAATTCTGCATTGAAATCAATTGTGTATGTTTTAGCAATACTTAAATTTGGTTCAAATCTTTTTTGTAAACGAATGATTGTTTCTGAACCACGAATAGAATTAATGTCAACATTGTCAACAGAATCTTGTAACTTAGAGAGAACAAAAACAGAACCAAACTTACTTAAAACAGTCGAGTTGTAAACACCAATTGAGGTACGAATTGCATTTTTAATTGCATCGGCACTTTGTGTTGTTTTGTTTTTATCGTATTCAACATAGTTACTAATCAACAAATACAGATATTCGGGGTCACGAATTTCGGCATCAACAGAAACGATTGCTTTTGGTTTGATAATATCATCAATGATTCGTTTCTTTTCTGTTGGCGTAATGTAGTAATTTGCTTTAGGTTTAATTGCAATATAAACTTTACCAAAAACTGGAGGTGTTTCATCTTCACCACCCCATACGGATAGTGAATCGATTGCGGGATAATTTCTTCTCAAATATGATTCATAATCTTTAAATGTTACTAATCTGTTTTGAGTTGTAAACTGTGCTGCCGAGTTAAATTTAATTTCATCAATTGATTCTCTTACTGAACCACCTGCAGCGGCAGATACAGGTCTAATATTGAAGTTTGTCAGACTCTCATTTAAAGAATCTGTTAAAGATGATGATGCAATGAAGTTATTGGCTTTGTTTGCATCTGTTCCATTTGTAACAAGGTAACGAACAGAAACTACTGCACCATCGGGCAGTTTTTTACCAACGATATCATTACCAAAATAAACTTGGAATTTACCACTCTTATTTTCTTGTAAATAATAAACATCACTAGTTGAAGAAACATCAAGTATATCTGTAACTTTAGAATAAACTGCAACTTGAGTATTGCCAACCGCAGGTCTTACCGATACTCTAATTGTTGTGGTATCGATATTAGATTCTGGTAATGAAAAAACTTGTTTTGGATTTGTTGCTTGATTATGTGTAAAATTATATGTTACAAGTTGACCTTCATAGATATCAATACTATCAAAATAGTATTGTGAATTGGCTTTTGAAACAATCGTATCTTCTAAAACAACAAAGTTATATGCACTACCATCAATTTGATTAGATAAGAATCCAAAACCAGAAGGTAAAGTTAGGTAACCTGTATTCGATGTAGATGAATTAACAGTCAAGTTAATTGTTGCAATAGGTGCTCTTTGTGAGTAAGGAGTATAACCTAATTTTTTAGCATGTGAAACAACAGAATCACGCAACAAAGCCGTATCAAGGAACGACTCATTCGCAACCATGTTTAGATAGTATGCATTATAGTGGGTATTGTAAGCTAGAATATCCAACAGAACAGACAGGCCAGAACCCTCAAAGTCATAGTCTGTAAACTCTGTTTGTTGGTTTAAAAACGCTTTTAAATTGTTCTTGATTGTATCAAAATCAAGTTCGGTAACTCTTAAACGGTCTGCCATGTTTATCTAATCCGTTCTAGGAAAAATTTAATTGTAATTGGGTCAGGACTATTAATAATGAAGAATTCTAATTCGACATTGTATCTATTGTCATCCGGAGATGCAGATGCCGTAACCCTTGAAACTTGTGCTCTTGGTTCGAAATTGACAATCGTTTCTTCAATTTCTCTTTCGATTTGCGCCGCCATAACAGAATCAACATTCTCAAACAACATACGGCGAATGTTACTGCCTATTTCTGGTCTAAAGGGACGCTCATAGTGATTCGTCAAAATAAGATTTTTGACTGAATTGATAACAGCATATTCATTGACATGCTTGTTAATATCTTTACGGATAGGATGTGCCGTAAAGTTCAAATCTAAGTCTTTAAAACTTCTTGCGGAATCGATATTTGTTGTTATTGTCGCCATCTTCTATTTATTCAACCTCCGGCAAATACATTGCCTGAACCAGCAGTAATTGTGTTAGGACCATAATCATCTCCAATTCTTCCAACACCTTTTCCACCAATCTTCACAGTCGAAGAATAACCAGATAAAGTTGATGTGTCGGTTGAACATCCTCTTTTAGGATGTGGTGCAATTCTATTACCCGCAACAACAATCAAAATACCATTTGCAAAAACACTATTTCCATTAACTTGTCCCACAGATGTTTTCATAGGAGTCGGACAGTTTCTACCTGGTCCACCATCTTGCGACAATACAGAATCGCCTGCTCTAGCAACTGCTGGCATTATTGTTTACCTCTTGATACCAAATCTTTTACTGTGGCTACGGCCGATTGATACTTCCAATAATGCCACTCTGTCAAGTTAATAGACACATTTTGTTTAGGTTCAATACCTGCAGCATCAACTGAGATTGTCACAGGATATGTTTCTTCTCTGGATGTTGGCGTTGGCATATTATATTCTACCAATGCAAAAAAATCTTCTGTTGTTTCTGGTGGTAAAATTTTAAATGTACCATCAGGCATTCTAAATCTGTAATATTGACCTGGAAATAAATTTGCAGTCTTACCACTAATCCTGGCGGTGTTATTAGATATTACTGTATATGTTAATCCAATTGATGTAAAATCATAAGAACTTGAATTATGTGATACATTTGCAACGACATTGTTTCCTGTTCCATCATCCGCTTCAGCAGTATAAGTTATATCTACTGAAATTGTGCTTCCTTCCCATGCAGACTTTACTGCTCTTGAAAGCAGAATTGTATCAGTAATAAAATTATAAGCATCTTCGGGAATTTCACCCGTAGGAAATCCCGATTCATTAGAAAATGATACAATAACATTTGCTGACATATTAGTTCAGATTAATTGTTCCGGCATTAACACTAAAATTACCGGCAGTAATATTGTAATCACCACCAACATCAGATGTTTTGCCACCACCAACAGTTTCAGAACAATCACCACCAATATCTAATGTGGCATTTCCATCAATTGTTGCAGACAAACTACCATTTACTGTGGCTTCAACATCACCTTTAACTAATGCAGTAACATTGCCATCAACTTGTGCATCTACATCACCAACAACATATGCGGTCAAATTTTCATCAACTCTTGCATACATGTTTTTCTGAACATAAATTTCTGCATCACCTTGAACTGTAATCTTACAAGAACCCATCACATAAAGATGGTCATCTGCCATAACAATTGTATATTTGTCTTTTGTGATTTTCTCTACTCTATCACCATCAGGATACCATTCTGTGAAACTACCATTTCGGTGTGCAATGTGAATTCTTTCGGCACCAGGTGTATCATCGTATTCGACAACATGACCAGATTCAGTTTCCATAACATTGTTGTATGGATAAACGGCATCATATAATGTTTCTGGTTCATCCCAATTACTTAATTCTTCTTCTTTATTGTATGTCTTAACTTCGGTAACAACATTATCTTTTCGTTCTTGGATAAATGTTTCTGTAATTGTTTCAGCATCATTACGAGCAATACGAGATGTTGTTGGTTCATCCAAATAAATTGGATTGGGATCCGCTTGAGGTTTTTCGGTTATTACTATACCCGTACCATCTTCAATATACTCTTTTGATTCTGGTGGTCTTGGTGCATCAGCTAAAATAGAATCTTCTCTAGGGTCACTAAATGCTTCTTCTGCATTTGCTTCTTTAAGTGGAATACTTGGAAATTGTCCAAACACAATTCTTTGCTGTGCGCTTTCACCATCTGCAAAGAAACCGAGAACCATATCTCCTTCTTTAGGTACATATGGGTTTACATTGTTTACTGGAAATGCAACTTGAGCCCAAGGCAATGCGTCAGTTGAAAGTTGCATTTTATTATCCGCATCCCAACCAACAC